CTGGACTGTCATCATACTTGGTGTAATGTGGGAGCGTTCTGTGTTCAAATCCGTAAGGAATACGCTTTCCGTCCACATTCTGTTGTCCCAAGCAGGCGGTCATTTGCTGAATATTGATTTCTGTGCCTTTTGAACCCGCATTAAACATGATGACAAATCGATTATCTTTGCTTAGATTTTTGAGTGCTTCTCTGCCCGCCTCTGATTGCGCTTTTCCAAGAATATTGTTGATTTTTGTCTCGAATTCTTCTTCATTTGTTTTTCCTGAACTGTTCTCAAAGACGCCAACTTGGACTTGGTCAATAAGTTTTTTCACATCCGCTTTCTTGTCCGTGATGATACTGATAATTTTAGCATTGGTGGTCGCGCTAGTAATTAAATCGCTAATACCCACACTGAACGAGCTCTGCTTCATGTATTCAGTCACAATGTTTTGTAAATCATCGATAAATTTGGCGGATGCCATGTTGCCAAACGAATTACAAACACGATGAATAAGACCCTTGGTGCCTGAGCCTAGAATACCCTTGTCCATCTGGCCTCTCAAATAGGTGCCGTCTTTGATCTCAATGATATTGTTGGAACTCTCTGACTTCTCTGTGTCGCCGTTGAATTGCTTGTTCTTCACTTTCAATGACATTGGCGGCAATATCTGCGAAAGAACTTCAAAATTTGACACGCGTTCGTTTCGCTTTCTCTTAATTTTTGACATATCTACGCGATTGAACATCATTAACAAGTTCATTGCGTCCTTCTGTGTGAAATTAATATTCTCTCTCGTAAATCTATAGCATCCAAGCATTGAATCCTGATAGATGCCAATGATTGACGAGTTGTTCGCTGGACTTATTATCTGGTATGGCACCGCTGCCAAATTCTTTAATTCCGCCTCGGACTCCGGGTCCTGCGGCATATGTAAATTCATTTCATCGCCGTCAAACGATAAATCGTCAGAGTTTCCAATGACGCCAGACTATATCTTATGCCTCATCAGGTTGGTTAAACCATCATTTGAGACCCACAAACGTTTAGTCGTTGAACCTTCCCCATACTCTTACCATAACGAGGTTAGGGGCTTGGCTGCGGATTACCCAATCCTTCGCTTTTTTACCATACCCGAGTTCTATCTCGGCCATTTGTAAGTTTCCTATACAAACTTGGTAGCGATTCACTAGTTTATTAGACTAGTTAGGCTCTAAGGGGATTCCCGTCAATTTGAATGTGTTGCAAATAAATCAATAAATTTTTGTGGCAATTCTATATTATTTTGTGTGTGATAATCTATTAAATGTTTATAATGTTGTTCAATTTGTGTTTTTATTATTTTGTTATTTTTTGACAAGTTTTCTTTAGCAGATAAAGGCATAGTATTTCTCCAATTAAAAGCAATCATTTGTTCTTCTTCGTTTTCTAAATTAAAATGTGATAGTGGAATTACGTGGTCTATATGCCATATTGTTCCTTGATTGTCAAGCGTATAGCCATTATTGTTATGTAACATCCATTTCAAATATTCATCTGTGTTACAGCCTAAATATTCAATTGTATGTTTATTTTTCTTTTTTAATGATAAATAAATTCTACAACGGATGTTTCTTTTAAATTTGTCTAATGGTTCATCTCTTTCACAATTCCTACATTTTAAACGATTATATCTGAACATTGTTTTCAGTTTAATTTCATTACAATACTTACATTGTTTATTGTCTAAACCTATTTTTTGATTTTCTTCTTCTTTTAATTGCTGTCTTTCAACAACCTTATTATGTTTAAAATCTCCTGCTAATTTTATCAGTTTTTTTCTATGCTCATCATCTGTTTTATATTTTTCCTTTCTTTTTTCATTTAGTTCGTCTCTTGCTTCTTTATTATTATTATAATTCAATCTTTTACTTTCATTATCGCAAGATTTACAAACCTGTCTTTTTTCTCTAAAATCACTAATAGTTTTATTTATATTACATTTTGAACAACATTTGCCGTTTTCTGGTTTTGTCTCTTCCATTTTATTATATATAGATTATCTTTTATATTATTTTGCCTAATTATTTATCATTTTTATTTACTAGGAGGTAACACGTTGTTAGCGCCTCCTGTTGCCAACCTCGACGGCTCGTGACGTGGTATCGTCACAAAATTTCGATCAGCATTGTATGGTTTTGTGTCGGCCACGTTCATTCTGAACGTGTCTCCTCGCGTCATAATACGCGCAATATGACACATCATACTCATTCTGTGTAAAGTCGGTTGTCGATTGAATAGAATCGCGTCGCCGTCCATCATATGACGGTGAACAGTGTCGCCTTCTTCTAAAACAATTGACTTCCGATCCAAGTATCTGAGTGTGATTGATTCGCCATTCTTCTTCTCAAGAATCTTGGCGCCAGGCCACACATCGGGCCCATTTTGTACTAATTTCGTTAAGAACGCTTTATTAATACGATTTACCCTGACAGGCTTGGTGATATTTTTCGCTATTTTCATAGGAATACCAAGCTCTCTAATTGAAATATTAGGGTCCGCAGTAATGACTGAACGCGCACTGAAATCAACACGTTTTGCCATGAGATTGCCTCTCATTCTGCCGCCCTTTCCATTCAACCTGTCTTTAATAGATTTCAAAGGTCTGCCAGATCTTTGCGCGACAGGATTGGACCCGGGTAATTTATTATCAACCTGACTGGCAACATGGAACTGTAGAACAGTCGTCCAATCATTGATAACATTTTCCGGCGCATTATTCTGTACCTTGTCCTGAAGAGTCTTGTTCGTCTTAATAATATTGACAAGAATATGACTAAGATCATCCTCGGAACGCTGTTGCGCATCGTGCTTTACAGATGGTCTAACAGCAGGAGGCGGTACTGCCAACACTTGACAAATCATCCAATCTGGACGTGACCACAAAGGACTAAACCCCATAAAGGTTACATCCTCATCAGAGATGCGCTTAAATATCTTGAGAACCAATTCGGGCGTCAAAGGGATTACGATGTTATCGTCCCCTTCTTCACTAGTATTGACCCACTCGGCAAATAAAGACGCAAATCCTTCCTTTCGGATCTTCTTTGGTTGTAAACAGCCGCAACCGTCTTCAGTATCTTCACCACATCGTTTAATATCTTTTGTCAATTCAAACACATATTTCCATCGTGCTTGACTCTGCATTTTTAACGCCTGCTTATATTTGTCTTTTGAAATCAAAAGTTTGCTACACTTAAAACAAACACAGCGTAGAATTTTTTGAATTGTTGATAAATATTGGATATAAAACACAGGGCGTGCCATTTCAATATGGCCAAAATAACCTGGAGTCTGCATGTAATCAAGCCCATCAGTTGGGCAGATTAAACCAGGTTCTAAAACCCCCATTCTGGGGTCAAATAGCCCATTAATTACCGGCTTATTATTAATATATGTATCGCGACTCGTGATTTCGGCTACAGAGCCTTTACGAATTTCTTCGGGCGATAATATACTGAATTGGATGCCGATAATTTTGGAGCAATTAGTATTTTTCATGTTTCTGGAACTTTGCGACATTCTTATTATAATATTATAATAATATTTAGATTGTTTCAAATCAATTTTATTTTTGTTAATATTTAAATTGTTTTATTACAAAATATAAAATATTTACACCTTTTTACATATGTAACAATTAAAATGTTTGCCATGTAGCAATACACATTGAACATTATAATTCATACATGTTTCAAAATGTGTTAACTATTAGCGTAACAAAATAACTCACTCTGTCTTTATTTTGGTAATTAAAATATTCTAATGTTTAAATAATTTTCCAATAAAATATATTTATTGGAAAATACAAATTTTTATTTATATTTTTTTATTTATAGCAAAGACATACCAGACAATTCAACCATCATTCTGTTACTGGCGGTTTCAACCAACAGTCCATTGGCATAAATACCGTAGTTCATGTAGTAATTAGAATGCTCCAAAGATAAGTGCCAAATAGTGTGAACACCATCCTCTTCTAATATTTTGGTTCTATCATCGACACAAGCAGGCAATCTATAATGTCTATCTGTGACATAAATTTTGCCAAGAACTTCTTGGGTCTTTTCCATTTGCTCATGATCCTTGAAATTCTTAACCAAAATAGAATGGCCACCGGTGATAACCAAATCTTCAGACAATTCGGGGTATTCGGTTTTACAGCATTTATACAATTTATCAGTCGAACGAATATCATTTACGTTGTTATACATTTTAGAATGTCCAATATGCTGAATCTTTTTGAACCCAGAAGAAACAGTCTTTATCAAATCACCATTTCTTAGATCCTGAACAGCAATATATCCTTTTTCAGTAAGAATCATGGAACCCTCTTTGAAACAAATAGGAGGAGGAGGAGGAGATTGTGCTAAAACCCAATTATTTCCACCATCACCACTATAATATAAAGCAGAAGCATTAGACATAATTCCTTTTTGTCCAATTAAATATCTACAACCTACATTAACATTTGAAATAGAAGTTGTCGAGGTTGTCCAGCTAACACCTCCATCAGTAGAATATAATGAGCTACCTGAACTACCAGCAATAGCATAATTTCCGCTTATCATGAGTGCAATTTCGGCACTTATTGATTGTGTTGAATTTGTCCAATTATTACCACCATCACTAGAATACCATAATGTTGAAGTAGTCGAACTAGCAGCTATACAATTTTGAGAGCCAGAATCTATAGATATTGTCATTCTATTTGACATTCCACCGACACCAGTTGTTGCTACTGCTACATTTGCGCCAAAATCAATAGAATATAATACTGCTGAATTCTGTCCAATAACAACATTTCCTGCAGCATTCATTGATATTGATAGTGTGTAGTCGGATACATTTCCTGTTGAAACTGCCCATGTAGCACCACCATCAGTAGAAAAATAAACACCATTGTCTGTCCCAGCAACAGCATTATTACCAATCATTTGTAATCCATAAAGTTGTGTAACAGCAACTCCAAATCCTGTTGAAACTGCCCATGTAGCACCACTATTAGTAGAATAATAAAAAGCACTAGAATCTCCACCAACAAACGCTTTAGTTCCACTAATTGCTACAGCAACTTGACCAGTAATTGAGAATGGATTACCTAAATATGTTCCTCCAAGCCATGTTTGTCCTCCGTTTGTAGAATAATATACTGAAGGAGATAAAGTAGAACATACTGCTACGGCATTATTTCCATCTATACATATATAATTAGGTACATATCCTCCACTACCAACACCAGTTGTTAAATCTGATGCTGTCCATCCTATACCCCCATCTGTTGTGTAAAATATACCAGAACTTCCACTTTGACCACTACTAATACCAACACCTTTTAATCCAGACATCCAAACTGACGACATTGGTCCAAAACTTGCCATTTTATAATATAATAAAAGAAAATAAATTCCTAAATAAATGTAAAAAAATTGATTCTAAAAATACAATATAAAACTAATTCATACAGTATAATAACCAACATAGAAATGCCCCGAGAACAAAATAAGATGACTAAAATGGATAATAAATCAAAATCAATTAAGAATGATAAGAAGAAAATAGTTGATAAGAAGAAGAATGATGATAGACGTAGAAAACAGATCGACGATGATTCATCTGATAATAATAGTGACTATAGTAGTGATTCTAACGAGGATGATGATGAAATAAACCAACATGAATACAGAAAGTTCTTATCAAAGATGTTCCCATCTAAATATATCAATGAAAAGGTTAAATCAGGAGAAAAGTTGAAAAAAGTATTAAAGAAGGATATGAAAAAGAATCAAAAACATCAAGAATCTGATACCGAGGATTCTTCTGTTTCTAAACAATCTGATTCTGATTATGTGCCTCCTATTAAAAAGAATAAAAACAAGGGTAAGAGTAAATCTAGTCGTTTAAGATCAAAGAAATATGAAACTGAATCAGAAGAAGAGGATGAATCCGATGAATATGAAACAATGACAGAATCTGATGATTTAGAAGAAGACGAAGATGAAACTGATTCTAGTGAAGAAATTGATGATTCTAGTGAGGAAGATGAAGAAGATGATGAATCTAGCGAAGAATCAGAAGAAGAAGTTCAACAGTCAAAGAGTAAAGGTAAGAAAAAATCTAGTAATTTTAATATTATATTGTCAATTGGCGCAGATAAAGTTGTAAAAGAAGATGAATTGGAGGACGAGTATGAAGCTTATTTTGACGACGAAGATGATTACGAGACAGACAGCGATGTTGACACTGAAAATGAAGATGATCCAATTAGTTCTGATGAGGAATCAGACGCAAGTGTTATCGAAGAAAAGGAAGTGACTAAAAAGGGGAAAAAGGGTAAAAATGAAGAAAATGTCAAATTGGTAACCACTGAGAAGACAAAAGATACAACTACAAAAGAAGACGTTGATTTACTCGCAGTTCTAAAAACTTTACAAGAAAAGGGTGAAAACACTAGTCTTGTAACTGAATGTATCAAGTTATGTAATCAGAAAATGTTGGTTAATAAGAAAAAGGAAGAGAAAAAGATGAAGAAAGAGAAGGATCGAAATGACCGCATTTTCAGGCGCATATTACGCGACAAAAACACAATGAATGATTTTGAATTCTTTGAAAAGATGGAAATAGATAGTCAAAAAAAGATTATCAAAGAGCTTCGTGAAATCAATAAAATCACCAGAATTGAGAAGCCATATCGGCTTACATTATTAGAGTCGGATATTCCAGTCAGTTTTAAAGGCGCAGCCATGAAGAAGATCGGCACATTAAGACACATGGAGCCCGGTAGTGGCGAATATTATAAGATTAAGAACTGGGTCGACACTTTTATGCACATTCCATTTGGAAAAATGAAGGACTTGCCAATTCGGATTGAAGATGGTGTCGACAAGTGCCACGATTTTATGGCCAATGCGTTAAAAACATTAGATGATGCCGTATATGGCCTCAATGATGCTAAGATGCAGATAATGCAGATGCTCGGACAACTAATCACTAATCCCAAATCGGTCGGCACTGCGATTGCGATTCATGGACCACCGGGCACAGGCAAAACGAGTCTTGTAAAGGAAGGCATCAGTAAGATCTTAAATAGACCATTTGCTTTCATTGCGCTAGGAGGCGCCACTGATAGCAGTTTCTTAGAAGGACATGGCTACACATATGAAGGGTCAATGTGGGGTAAAATAGTACAAATATTGATTGATAGTAAGTGTATGAACCCGGTTATATATTTTGATGAATTAGACAAGATCAGTGAGACTCCAAAAGGTGAGGAGATCGCTGGAATTCTGACACACTTGACAGATACGTCGCAAAACACCCAATTCCATGACAAGTATTTTGCCGAGATAGATTTTGATTTAAGCAAATGTTTGTTTATATTTAGTTACAATGACGAGAGCAAAATCAATCCTATTTTGAAAGACAGAATGTATAGAATTCAGACCAAGGGTTATAATCAAAAGCAAAAGACGGTTATTTCAAACAATTATTTGTTGCCGAGAACAAGAGAGCAGGTAAAGTTTTCATCAGAAGATATTAGTATTCCGGAAGCAACAGTCCATTATATTATTGACAATTATTGTTTGAAGGAGGATGGAGTGCGTAATTTGAAGCGATGTTTAGAGATAATTTATACAAAGTTGAATTTGTATCGACTGATGAAACCAGGATCGAATTTGTTCGAAGAAGATATGTCGTTAAAAGTTGTATTCCCATTTACAGTTACAAAGGATATTGTAGATAAGCTGATTAAAACGAATAAGGATACGATGAGTAGCGCACTGTATTCCCTGTACGCATAAATTCCACTGTTCTATAGCCTGGCAAAAACTTCGTGAAAAAAGTGGAGCAAAATTTATGAAAAATTATGCGCATATAAAATAGTAGCGAAGAGTAAAAACATTAAAAATCAAAAAAGAAATTTAATTTTTTATTATGTATTATATTTATAATGCCTGTAAGAACAAGTGCCGCTTTTTATCGCAGAGGAGTGCCAAATAGTTTTAAAGATTTTGGTGTAGTTGCTACTGGAAACTATACTATATTTCAGCCAACAACACCATTTATTAATTCTGCGTTTTTTTCCAAGAAAATGAATAATATAATTTATTATAAAAAATAAAAATAAAAATAGAAATATATAAAATTAAATATAATATATTTCTATTAAAATGACAAAGTTCAATAATGGTAAAATCACAACCAGTGCTTCATTATACAATCGCGGAGTGCCGCCCAATCAGAACAATTTTGTATTAATTGCGAGTCTAAACTATGGCATGCTCAGACAAATTGCGCGCTATAATAAGCAGCGAGTTAAAAACACTTCATCTTAACATATACAATTTATATTGTGATCAATTACAATATAAATATATTTCATAATATAATATAATATAAATCATACAATAATGTCAGCAGAGAAAGATATTCTTTACAAAATGAAAATAACAACCACCATGTTTTTAAATATGCTCAAACAAGTAAAGAAATTTAAGGATGAAATCGCAAAGGATATTGATCTTAAAACTGATAATCTTTATTTTGTTGAGAACCCTGAAATTTACGAGCAATTCAATGACATTTTTGATGATGCCTCAATAGAAAATTTGACATCTATTATTTATCCATATATTGACAAAATTACAGAAGAGCGGGACAAAATATGTGAAAAACACGAATATATTAAGGATGTCATTGACATTGGGGTTGAAGACTCGCAAACAATTTACTATTGTAAGTTCTGTAGGGTGTCTAAAAAGTGTGAATAGTTAAGTTAAGTTGAAATAATCACTTAACTTAATTTAACTAAAATAAACAAAATATGTCTATAAATTTAAAGGTCGGAAAATGGCACGTTATTGCCGCCTCTTGTTTTCAAGAGATTATAATCAGCAACTGTATAACAGGCGCATCCTGTGCTAGTTGACGCATCACTATTTACACAGCATTCAGGCTTAAAATTAATATTATCATAAAAACTTAGCTGACCTTTAGCCGGTGGTTTTTGAGTCTTAGAACGATCCCAAATCGACTCAACTGCGGCACTTGGTGTAGTGCCTTTGGTATAAACAAGGGATTGTTGAGCCCAGTCATTAGGATTCATGTAATAATCAGGCGAGTTATTAGCAGAAAATTGGGTGTCGAATGCGGATGAGCTAAGGTTAGAAAATGCTTCTTTTCTCTTTCCTCCAAATCCTCCACTTCCACTTCCTTCCATTGTCGCGCCCATGCCTCCTCTCTGTCCCAGGCCTTCTTTCATCTTCTCAAACCCCTCCTTAGCAGTCATTGTACAGCAAGAACATAATACATGTCCAAACATTACCCAAAATAATATCACAATAAGTATCACAATTTCCAATCTTGCGCTATATGAACCAATAGAAATCTCCATGTTATACATATTTGTTAGATAATTTTTTATATATATTCATTTATTTATAGATTCATATATTCATATATTCAATAATTTATCAATATGATCATTATAATCAGGAATAATTTGATTACCAGAACTGAATACTTTATCATTCGTCAATAAATGATATAACTTTTCAAACGAATTATTTCCTAAACTTAAATCAGTTTTTAATAATTCACTAGCTTCAATTTCTACAATACCATAAACTTTAGCCCCTGATAATAATATATCATTTACATTTACATCTTTGATTTTTTTGTTAGTATTTCCAATCAAATCAATAATAGTATCTTTCCCAAATCCAACGTCTAAATAGCGATGAATATTTATACATTTTTTATTATGATCTTTTTCAAATATATTGGTTGGAATCGCATCTAATACTTGCTCTAATGTATCATCATAAATCTCGTCCCAGTCAGTAAAAATAAGACCATTTAATACAATAACCTTTGAATTCGTATTTAAACAATATAAATATGGTTCGGTATAGTCGTATATTTCAATAGCTTCAGGATGGTCTCTAACTGGGATCCATTTATTTCCATATTTTACTATATGCGTCTCACTAATAATAATATCTCTAATATTAAACATTCTTAAATTTGCCGCATCTAATTTCATCTTACCAGTTATCCTGACACCGTTTTCTAATATATCGCCAACATTTATATCCATAATATCTTTTGTAATGCCATTGTCCAACTTTATCCGCACATTTTTATCAAAACATTTTAATTTTGGCACCTTAATCGGCATAATATTAAACATAATTACAAATTCCGTAATCAATATCATCAATATTAAGGCTATTATAACATATATGGCGGAAGAAGTAGCGGCAGCAATCCATGTAAACGGTAAAACCCACAATATACCAATAATTATAACCATTACTGCTAACATGCCACCCATTAATTGTAATATGGATCCAACTGCTGCTTGTAATGCGTAATATACAGATAATAATGTAAATAATCCAGTAGCCATGACACCTTGTGTTTTCTTTAAACTGTCTAAGAAAGCACTAATAATGACAATTATTGGTGTCGTTATATTTAATAGCTTACCCATTACTTGTTTTACAAATTCGGATACATTATCTCTAAATTTCGCAAACATCCCCCTCATTGCGTCAATAGAGTTCCATAAATTTGAAGCAATATAAAATATAGACGTTATCATGTATGAAATTGGTTGTAATAAGTATCCTGTTGTAGTTGTTGCTTGTGAGTTAAGACAATATTGAAAATTTTCAGTAGTATAGTCACTAATAGATTGATTTGCGGGGGCAGCGATAAACCCAGCAATTGGAATATATTGTGGTTTACATCGATTATTATTCCAGTCAGCATATATTTCTTGTTTCTTCTGCATCGCAAGACAATATGAGAATATAGATAATACAACTATTGTAACTATTATACAAATCATAATTGATGAGCCATAATTGTCTGAAAATGTTGTTTTATCGTATATGTCATTAATATATTTTGTAGCATTATTTATTGGGTTGGATGGTGGATTCATATAGTATAAATGGATAATAATAACAATAATTAATTATAAAATATTTATTGTTATGTATCTATTGTGTAAAAATATTTGTGTTTTATTTGTTAGTTTGTTAGTTTGTTAGTTCATCATCTTCCCAATCCCAGAAAATATGTTGCGCAATTGGGATTCTCCTATTGGTAGTAATTAAACATGAAAACCAATCGCACGTTATTTCTTCCTGGGATTGCGATTTCTTATAATCCTTAACATAAATAAATTTCTCTTGTTCTGGATCATAAATAAAATGTTGACCGGTTACATAAATATCATCATCATTGACGCCTCCTTTTATCTTGTACAGTTTATCCTTGTTAGAATTGTCTATTTTTAAAACAGCAAATATCTTTCCTCCATCTTCTAATTCTGCGCCTAAAGGTAGGTCTTTCATTGAAAAAATATCTCCATTTTTAAGTTTAATTTTTGTATCTGGATGAAAGCAAGATCCGATTGACTTTATTAATTGCCCAGGTTCACCATTCCAAGCACTAAGCATTGTCTTCATTGTGCCATCTAATACAAACAATAAAGTTGAAATAATTCCTATTATTTTGCCTATCATATCAAGTATCGCAATTATCATTTTTTGAAATTCACCTATCATATTACCAAATACTCCAAAAACCGTTTGTATAATATTTGTCAAAAAATCTCTTAATTTACTAATCATACCACGAGCATTATTTACAGCATCGATAGTATTACTATTCATATCAGTCACTGATGACAACATATATGTCATTGGTTGTAATAAATAGCCCATGAGACTTGTTTGGGTATTTTGAACACAATAGTTAAAATCATCAGAAACATTTTCTGAGAATACCCAATAAGGTGGATTACATCTATATTCTTGCCAATTATCTTTTATTTTTTTTACTGATGTTAAATATGCTAATAGTCCTATTTGAATAATAAATGCTAAATTTACATAGGAAAAAATTAAATAATTATTCATTGTTGGCATGGTATATATAATTAATAAATATATTTATTTATTTACCGCGACGACTCCTTCGTCTTTTATTAATTCGTCGTCTTTTATGAGTGGCCCTTCGCCGTTTACGAGTGGCCCTTTGCCGTTTGCTTCCGCCTGTTTTAGTTGTAGCAGCACTATCATGATCCCCAAGAGATGCTTGCTTTGCGAATAACATTTGCGACTTGTTATTTATATTATTTAAATCCGCACCAGCAGGTCCTTTAATAGATGATTGTAATGGAACTGCGACAGTTGGTACTGCGCCATCGCCTCCGGTCAAAGCCTTTAGGTTATTCATTTTAGCTAATTGAGCTGCTTGGGCGGCTTGGGATGCTGCTGCTGGGGTACAATTACCTCCAGTACACGTTGATGTTTGTTTGGGCATTGAATTATACGACATTATATAATATAATATAATAAATTAAAGTTTAAAAATAGTATTATAAAATAAATATATAATTAATATGGATGAAAATCAGAGACTTCATTTACAAAAGATGATTGCTGCCAACAATGTTGAAGATCAAACCGGATTAATACGCGACTTAAAGCATAGCCAAATTCTCAGAGATGATGTAAATAATTTAGTAATGTTAAAGGCTAAATATATTGATGATCCGGAATCGTTGAATTTAGAAGCAATGAGTGAGTGTAATTTTTTATTTACTTATTACACTGATATTTACAATAAGGTTCGAAAGGACGAGATTGATTTGAAAATATTGTTTCAATTCTTAGACGTGCTTGGTAAGATAGAGGATGGAAAATTAGACCAGCATGATGGATCATTTGAAGTTGGCACATTGCTAAAAAAAATATATGTGGATAGTGCTTTAAGAAAGGCTGAAAAACTTAATGCGGAAACTGATAATATGGAGCCAGAATACAAGGGGGCTCAAGTAGAGATCTCGTGGAAGCAATTCAAGGCTATGAATGTTAAGAGATAACCAGATCGTAATTATATATGATGCTATTTGCGGCATATATTATTTTGTCATACACATCTGGTTTATACTGTTTAATTAAAATTCGGCATTTATCTGCTTCTGAAAAATTATGTTCAATGGTGTGGTCAATTAGATTACTAATAAGTGTTTCCATCTTCTTATTACGTAAAATTAGACTCTCTATGTAATCCAACTTATCATTATCCAATATAAGAACATTTGGGTGATTTTTTGTACACTCTGACATTATGTAACTAATATATTTATAGTAAGCTTATTATAAATATATTTTATTCAATTTTTATTTTTCTATCACTGTTTCCTTAACAATATTTCTTATAATCTTTTCATAATTTTTTGTAATTTCTTCTTTAGACCCACCACTCATTACATTACATACCATTGATAAATAACGGTCATTCTGTTTCGATTCAGGATTTTTAAAATGCGGGTTAATTTTTTGCCATTCGCTAATTTGTTTTATGTTTTTATTACCAACATCTTTAATTGCTTGTAATAAATGAGTTTTATCGTCGTCTTTTTCCCAGTTATCATGATCTTTTATATAAAGTACCTCGCGTTTCAAATCACTACAATGTATGGGTCTCTTATAAATGTCTAATTGTTTTAGACCATTAATAAATATCTTGGAAATACCTTCGGCGTAACCTAACCTAGCGGTCTCTTCTAAATCGTTGATATTTACTACTAGTGAGTTAACAAAATCAGTTATATTTATAGCATCTTTACACTTTTCGTTCAAAAATAAATTAAGATTAAAATTGTTTGTTGTATTATTATTCGTATTATTTGTATTAAAAATACTTTTGCCTTCTTTTGCTAGTTCTAATATCTTGGAGCTTTGATCTATTAAAAGTTTTTGTAATTCCTCATTTTGCTTAATAATTTTTAAAATTACATCAATCGTTATATTTGGATGAATTGTTTCTGGGTTTTGTATGGGATCTTGATGCGGATCTTGAAATGAATCTTGAATTTGTATATTATGTTTTTGATTATTGTCTAAATTTATTTGGCATATTTTCCTATGATTAAATAAACTCTGACGATGTTTGTACTCTTTGCCGCAATCACATATATGTATTATGGGTTGGGGAGTTTTTTGTAAGTCGCGCGTAAGTATTTTATGTTTACGTGTCATACAATGTTTGTTAAAATCATTCTTATACTCGGTAATATAGTCACAACAATGGCATGTGTATTCGGTTGGGAATTTGGGAGAAAAAATGTCAGTCATAGAAGTATATTTTATACTGACAAAAAAATCCCTAAATAATTCGTAATAAAAATGGTGAATTTTTATCATCACGTTTTTTTTCGTAAATTATTGTAAATTTAGAGCATTATGCTCAGAACCCTCTAAAAAAGACCCCTTTTTCAAGACTTTTTTCGGATTTGCGTTTTTGGACATTTATAAATGTCCAATTTTCAATTCCCTTTTTACTTTTGGGAAAAAAATTGTGACTGAGACTTATAGCGACAAATCTATCGAATAAATTGTGACCATATATGCTCACGATATATTATTCTCTCTTTTTCACCTAGCAAAAAAACTTATTATTTATCAATTATAACAGATTTTGTAATGTTCTTTATGATTTTTTCAATATTATTGCTTTGTTCTTCATTTGATCCTCCTGACATTGAATTCATCACTATTTTCAGATACTGATCATTTTTCCTTGAATCAGATTTTTTACAATCAGGATTCAAATTTGTCCATTCTGTTATTTGTTTAATATTTTTATTTGCGACTCGTTTAATGGCATTTTTAATAATACATTTATCATCATTTTCTTTTGACCATTTATCATCATCCTTTATATATAGAACTTCTCGTTTCAAATCGCTACAGTGGATGGGTCTTTTACATGTTTCCAATTCATTCAGATTCTTTATAAGTATTTTAGAAACTCCATCTACATAACCAGAGTGACCAAATGTTTCAAGATCAGTCAATTGAACCTTAATAGAATCAACAAATTCACCAATATTCAAAGCATCTTTACATGTTTCATTTAAGAAAAAATTTAAGTTGAATGCTTTATTATTTGAATTTATTATGTTATTTGAGATTGTATTATTTGATATATTATTTGAGATTGTATTATTTGAATTTGAATTTGAATTTGAATTTGAATTGGGTTTAGAAGATAATTCTAATATTTGTTTTTGTTGATCTATCATCATTTTACGTAATTCCAGATTTTCAATCATCTGTATTTTCATTATTTCTATAATTTCCTTGTTAGTTGGATCAGTACTTTCCTTAATATTTATGACTTCATTTTGACATTGTATACATGTATGCTTATGTTTCCAAAGTCCACTCGTAGATTTATATTGTTTACCACATTTACATCCAAAACACGTTTTTTCTATTTCCATTTGATTTCCATTGACACTGACTGAATGTTTACGGGTTGCCAGATGTCGACTATAATCAAACTTATTACAGCATTTATAGTCACATACGTAACAACAATATTTCGTCGCGTTTTTTTGCGTAAAATTTATTTCCTCGATTTCCATTCTCGCCTTAATATACCAAAATAGAAAAAAGAGGCGCAAAAAACGGAAAAAAATAGCATCACAGTTTTTTACACATGTAAAATATTTTTTAGAGCATTATGATGTGAAACCGTCAAAAAACACCCCTTTTTCAAGACTTTTTTTGGGTTTCCGTTTTTGGACATTTATAAATGTCTGAATAAATGTCCAATTTTCAATTCCCTTTTTACTTTTGGAAAAAAAATTGTGACTGAGACTTATAGTGACAAATACATCACTAAATTTGTGACCATATATGATGACGATATATTATTCTCTCTTTTTCACCTAGCAAAAACTTATAATTTATACATTATTGATCCATTTGGAAACAATTTTAAAATCTTCGGGATCCTCTTTTTCGCACACGATAATATAAGGATTGTCGGTCGATATACTACCTGAACCAAACATCCAATAGCCTTGTACGCTTCCACTCATGAGTTTAAATGCGTATTTGGTGGGTTTAATTAAAATATATCGGATTAACTGGGTATTGATTACACATTTACTTAGCTTCAAAAATCGTGACATAATAGTATATATTATATTGTATAACATTATGGGTTTAAATGAGTTATAAATAGTACAAAACAGATATAAATATATTTTGACAAGATAAACTAACAAATTTAAAACAAGATGTCTAGAAAAATTGTAACAAGAAAGTCACTAATCATCGTCGAATCACCGGCAAAGTGTAAAAAAATAGAGGAAATTCTAGGATCAGGGTACACGTGTATTGCGTCATTTGGGCACCTAAGAAATATCCCTGATTTGCGAGCAATTGATATTGAAAATAATTTCGCAATTACTTACTCAATAATACAAGAAGTAATAAAATTAAAGCAAATTGAGAAAATAAGAAAGGCAATTTTGGAGTCAGATGAGGTCATATTGGCGTCAGATGATGATCGCGAAGGAGAAGGAATTGCCTGGCATATTTGCCAGCTTTTTAGTCTCCCAGTAGAAACCACAAAACGTATTATATTTCATGAGATCACAGAGTCGGCAATTTTGTCGGCAATCATACACCCACGAACGATAAATATGGATCTTGTTTATGCGCAACAATCGCGACAGGTTTTAGATTTGTTAGTTGGTTTTAATATTAGTCCAATATTATGGAACAATATTGCCAAACAACATTCTACAAGTTTGTCAGCTGGCAGGTGTCAAACCCCCGCTCTTCGTCTCATATATGAAAATTATTTGGATATTAAAGGATCCCCTGGCCAACTAGTGTACAATGTAACAGGGTATTTTACAAACCTCATTTTACTCTTTGAACTCAATAAACAACTAACAAATGGAGAAGAAGTACGAAGATTCATGGAATATTGTTCCAAACCAACCACTAAATTCATTTGTAATGTTTCGCCGCCCAAGAAAGTCATCAAGAAAGCGCCGGAGCCCTTAACCACATCTAGTTTACAACAATTGGCGTCTAATGAGCTACATTTGTCACCAAAGGACACCATGAAATATGCCCAACAATTATATGAAAGCGGTTATATTACATATATGAGAACTGACGTTAAAAAATATAGCAAGGAATTTATTGACAAAACGACAAATTATATTATTACCACTTATGGTCAGGCATATGTTAGTCAAACATTAGACAATATCACACTTAGTTTAAATGAAAAGGGTGAAAAAGAAAAGGATGAAATAAAGGAAGAAGAAGCAAAGGAAAAAGGAAAGGAAAAGAGTAGGACAAAAGCATCAACAAATATAAAGGATAATATTCCAAAACCACAAGGAGCCCATGAAGCAATACGCCCAGTATTAATTACTGTTAGGTCGCCATCTATAGACAATTCAACATCTGATCTACAACCCAAAGCAGTCCGTTTATATGATTTAATTTGGAAGCATACATTGGAAACATGTATGCCATCGGCGCAATATACGACAATTACGGCAACTATACCCTTAGATTCAGAATATATTTCACATCATTTTGCGTACAAAGCAGAACAAGTCGTATTTCAAGGGTGGCAAATCGTAGATGTAAAACCTCAATCACAAGTTGATACAAAAGAATATAATTATTTTATTCATTTGAAACAAGGCACTACAATGGTGCCAAAAAAGATAGAAGCAAAAACATTATTAAGGGATCTAAAGTCGCATTATACAGAAGCCAGATTGATCCAATTGTTAGAAGAAAGAGGTATTGGTAGACCATCCACCTTTGCGTCTATTATTGACAAAATAATGGAACGAAAATATGTCGAGAAACAGAATGTGGAAGGAAAACAGCTCGATTGTATAGACTTTTTGTTAGATGATACTAACAAAATAACAGAAATACCAATCAAAAAAGAGTTTGGAAATGAAAAAGGTAAATTGGTAATACAACCACTTGGAGTGATAGTGATCGAATTCCTGGTAAAGCATTTTCCAACATTTTTTGATTATACATATACAAAGAACATGGAAGATTGTCTGGATAAAATAGCAAATGGTTTATATAAATGGACAGATGTGTGTCAAACATGTCATACTGATCTAACAAAAATAACAGATGGCTTAAAAGATTTGAAGAAATTTGAGATCAAAATAGACAACGAATATTCAGTTATAATAGGAAAATATGGTCCAGTAGTTAAATTTATTGACTCGACTATAAGTGGTAATGAAAAGAGAAAGTCAAATGCGTCATTTCTGCCAGTTAAAAAGGGGATCGATATAAAGCAATTACAGAATTTCAGTGAAACAAATGGGCACGGATTGACGCTAGATGATGTGTTAGATAAGACAAAGACAGATCAAGAGTCAATTGGTAAATATAAGGGACTCGATTTGTTTATAAAGAAGGGTAAATATGGTATTTACGCACAATGGGGAACAAATATGAAATCACTGAAGGAGCTAGATAAGCCAATTGAAAATATAGAATATATGGAAGTGTTGACATTTTTAGAAAAGGATAATTTGTTAGATTTATCAAAACCAGTTGGATTTGTTAGAGAAGTTTCATCAAATTTAAGTATACGAACAGGTAAATTTGGTGATTATATTTTTTATAAAAAGCCGCGAACAAAGAAGGTCGATTTTTTTAAATTGTATGGCTTTAATGATGATTATAAGACGTGCGATAAAGGTTTATTACTGAACTGGATAAAACAAACTTATAATGTTGAATAATTTATTACTCTAATTAACAACAGTATATTTTCTGTCATTTTGAGGTCGCAATAAAGTAAATTCTAATAAAATAGAATATTCAAATAACCCAAAATCGACTTCTTGGCCATCATGGTATCTTAATTTTAATTTTAATTTACGGATTCGTTCTGCTGGTGGATTAAAATATTTATATGGGCGTTGATCATTATCAAACCATTGAGAAATAGGTGTAGTCGGAATTGGAATTTTAGCAAAAGACGACAATACGCGCCCATTTGTTTCATTCGTGTGAGTTGTGAAAGTAGATATATTGTACGGACTGGTTTCATCAATACAATTAAGACCATCTATTTCTAAATACATGTAAGCCGGCCCCATAAAGTTGATTTTAGCAGGCGCTTGTAAGAAATATACTGTCGCGCCTGGTAATATTGGTACTAACCAAAATCCATCATCGCCATTTGAAACATCGCCATAGAAAAACCGCGGAACAGATCCAGAAATATTAGCATCAATACCAGTGTCAGATAAATTAGTATAAACCGTATTTTGGGTGGCAGTTATTTGAGCAGCAGATAATGCGGACACTGGGCAACGAGTAAATCCTAAATAAGATGGCAGACCCCAATTAACCATACTAGGTAATTTATTTCGTCTAATACATTGAGCATTAATTACACTTGATATAAACTGACTATCATAATTATTTGTTAGTTCAAATTGATCAGCAGTGTTCCCAAACCATATTTTTTGTCCTACATAATTATAAACAATATTAAATCGATTATATACTGTAAATAAAGCTAATGCGTAATTATATGCTGGAGTGTTAGTAAAGAAATTTCTTAAATACATTGTAATTACATCATTAAATTTGTTAGTTAATTCGGTAGCCATTTGATCAGGAGTATAAAACCCAGTTTCAATTAAAATTACATGCTGAATGTCTTGGCCGGCATATAGACCAGCAAATATAGCTTCAGTTAGAGGATCTGCGAAGCCAAATTCGCCTGGATTGTATAATTTTAAAAACTTAAAGGTCATACCAATATTATAATTGTCTGGTGAAAATACATTGTAATTTGCTGGAAGCGCCCATTGTGATAATGTAACCGATTGAACATTTAAATAATCCTGGGGTAGCTCAATTTCAAACTCACCAGATCGAGGATATCTTAAAATATCTCTATCTTCGGAATGAATAGATACATATTTCTTATCAACATAATACTGATTCGCGTTGGGAATTAATGGGTGTGAAGACGATGTATTAAAACTACTCATATATATATTAAATAAGTATAATTATTTTTATATAAATATTTGTAATATATATATAATACTAATGTCAGGATCAAGTAATAGCGCAAATAGAGTTTCAACAGGGTTTCCTCCAAAAGTTTTTAATTCTCCTCCTGTTTCTAATTTATGGAATATAAAACAATATATTTATAGTGGTGTACCAAACCAGGTTATTACGCCAGCCCCAATAAATCAAAACACTACAACTAATTTGTATATAAATGGTAATATATTTGGATCCAACTTTATAGTAGCATCTGACCGAAATTTAAAGGACAATATTCTGGATATATCTAATGAATTATCAGATAATATAATGAAATTAAAACCAGCCAAGTTCACATTTAAAACAGATAAAAACAAACAGCTACATTATGGGTTTATTGCGCAAGAAGTCGAGGAATACTTTCCTGATCTAGTTATAAAAAAACCAGACAATAACCATGAAATATTAACTGTTAATTATTTAGAAATAATACCCTTGTTAGTTAGTCAGATACAAAAGATACAAAAAGAATTAGATGAATTAAAATTACAAATACAAAAGTAAATACAGAAGTAAATACAAAAGTAAAATAAAAGGTAAGAATCAAAAACCTAAGGATAAATAATATACATAATATTTATATAATAAAAGCAATGGATTATAGATTATCTTCAAATATAGCGTATTTTTTATATGCGATCCTAATAGCAACTGTTATAGGTATTCTCTGTACATTAGGAATACAGAGTAAAAATGCTTTAGAAGCATTAGTCGCCGAATACTCAGTAATGGCGGCAGTTATATTATTATTGATAGTATTAATAATTCTAAATATAACCCAATCCCCAATTGGTGGAACTATATTTTCATTCCAGTCATTTCTTACATTGTTTCCATTTTTTTGGATATTATTTATTATTTGTTACGTTATTGCGCTAATAACTATATATTTTGATAGAATCGCAGATAAAAAGGTATCTGATTATTATGAATCTTTTTCAACCACATCATTAATGCTAATAATAACTCAAATGATATTGTTAGTTAGTTCAGTTTTAAAAACACCAATACCAACTCTTGATAAAAAGACATTCACAATATTAATGTTTTTAGGAATATTAAACTTGATTGTGGTTATAACTATAGGAGTCATTTTAAAATTTTACTCCACTGATTGTTAGATCATTCCTTTATCATTTCTCTTTAAACCTTGATGAATTTATATGTAAGACCGTAATTGTGTTCAGTCTCCCATATTCCAGCTATTTTTAATAAAAACATGTTATTAATTTTTTCAATGTTATCTGAAAATATTTTTATATTACCATTTTTGATCTGTTCAAAAATTTTATATTGCGGTACTTTCCCCTTGATATTAATTTTTCGAAGAATGCCATCCTCAATATTACGAATTTTGTTAATAATAATTAAATGCGACGAAATATCAAATGAGCATTTATATTTATTAAAATATTTTTCAACTGATATCTGATTAATAGAAATTGATAAATAAATACCATTTAAAATAAATATGGGTGTTGAGTATAGAATTCTGATAAAGTTGCCATCTGCCATTATATTATTCTTAATAGGGTCGCAAAAATATACACTATCATCATTATATTGTTCTATTGTTTTTACCATAATCATGTTATATAAACTTATATAGAATATACAATTGTTTTTATTCTATTTAATTATAAATTATAAATTATAAATTATAAATTATACAAAATAAATGATAACCGATAAACTATAAATGATACTCGATAAACTATACACCCTTGAAGATTTAAAACGGCACGCCTTTAGCGTGCCGTAATATATTTAAGGGCAACTGTTACCGATAAATCAATTAAGGAAACACGCATCTGCGATGCGTGTGCCATTTTAAATGTTCATCGGTGTAAAAAGGATATTCATAATATAAATAGTTAAATAAATAAATAAAGAATGTTTATTAGTATTATAATACCATTAAATGAAATTTCTAGCAACTCATTTTGAAGAATATAATAATTCCATAACCAAATATAATTTACATCCAAAGCTTCAAAAATATTATAATAAGTTTCCATCAACACTAAATAAATTGGGAAATATTATTTTTTTCGGTCCAAGTGGTGTCGGAAAGTATAGTCAGATGTTATATTCTATAAAAAAATATAGTCCATCAGATCTCAAATATGAGAAAAAGTTAAGTATCGTGTTTAATAAACAATCCTATTTTTTCAAAATTAGTGATATACATTTTGAAGTCGATATGTCGCTATTGGGCTGTAATTCCAAACTATTATGGTATGATATATATCAGCAAATTGTTGATATAATATCGGCAAAAAATGAAAAATCGGGAATTATTGTTTGTAAAGAATTCCATAATATTCATAGTGAATTATTGGAAAATTTCTATAGTTACATGCAAGAGAACAATTTATCGTCAATAAATATCAAATTTATATTACTAACAGAAGAAATTAGCTTTATTCCGGACAGCATTTTAAATTGTTGTGAAATTATTAATATAGCTAGACCATCAAAAACTGCTTATATTAAATGTTTACCTGAGCCTCTTTCATGTCCATTACCATTAGATTTGAAGACAGAACATATTACAAATATTAAGAATTTACATGTTAATATTAACGATATGATGACTCCTTATAAAATAATGTGCGACAAAATAATTAAGGAGATGGTTAGTATAGATGAATTAAAGTTTCTGAAATTCAGAGATCTACTATATGACATTTTTATTTATAATTTGGATATAACTGATTGTATATGGTATATAATTTCGTCACTAATACAACAAAATAAGCTACAACAAAAAGACATGTCAGTATTATTAATAAAAACTTATAATTTTTTAAAGTATTATAATAATAATTATAGACCAATTTATCATTTAGAGAGTTATTTATTTTATTTAACAAGTGTGATACATGGATACAAGATCTAATCCAGAAAATGTAAGGGAAGAACCAATGAATATACAAATAGCCTTAAATTTGTTAGATATATCAGAGAACCAACTAACAAATTTAACAAAAGAATATATTAAACGTAAATATCATAAGATGGCATTAAAGTGGCATCCAGATAAAAATGGGAATACAATAGACGCAACAAAAAGATTCCAAAGGATCAATGAATCATATACATATTTGATAAGAGAGATAACAAAGGATAATAATAGTAGCAATATCAGTAGTAGCAGTATATTTGGTGATTTTGTTAGTTCATTTGATTTCAAAGATGAAAAAAATATGTATAGTTCTATATTATCCAGTTTTATTTCTAATTTTCTACATACAGAATCAAATATCATGAAAGATCTCTTAACCAAAATTATAAAAGATATTGTAATAAATGGCACTAAGGTAATTTCATTAAAACTCATAGAGGATCTAGATAAGGAGAAATCAATCGAATTATATAATTTTCTGTGTAAGTATAGGCATATATTATATATAGATAATGAAATATTGGAACTTGTTAGTTCATTGATAAAAGAGAAGTATAAAAATGATAGTGTTTATATTTTGAATCCAAGTATAGATGATTTATTTGAAAGCAATGTGTACAAATTGTACGTCAATGGGCTGCTATTTTTGGCGCCGTTGTGGCACACTGAAATATATTTTGACGACACATTAGGTAACGATATTATTGTATTATGTAAACCGGATCTACCTGAACATGTGACGATCGATGAAAATAATAATATATTTTATAATTTGTTAGTTCCTTTTGAAAAAGAGATGATAATAACACAGTCAAAAATAAATGATGAACTAACAATACAATTAGGGAAACATGAATTTAAAATTCCTTTAAACAAGCTGTATATAAAACAAGAACAAGTGTATATATTTAAAGGAAAGGGAATACCTAAAATCATGGAGAATGATGTATATAATGTTAGTTGTAAAGGAGATATTATTGTAAAGGTAACATTTTTATAAGGATCTTAAATAAGGATTTTAAATAAGCATTTGATATTATTATTACATATATAAGAAAAAATACAATAAGCAATATTACTTATTGTATTTAATAATTTTTAATTTAATTTAAGTTTATACAAGTTTTATACAAAGTTATACAAGTTTTATACAAATATATACATTTATGCGTCAGTCTTCTTCCTGATGATCTTCTTCTTTACAGGCTCTTCAGTCTTTTCCTCAACCTTTTGTACTACAGGCTCCTCCTTTTTAACAACAACTGGAGCTACAAATACAGATGCCGGCACAGACTCGTCATCCGAATCCTCTACAATAGTCGCAACTGCGCCATCATCAGGATCAACATCCTCATGCTCAACAGGCTCCATTGCCTTCAACTTCTCCTTATCAGCGGTCTTTAACTTGATAAAGCACTGACCTTCCATCGATGCCTTTGGCTTCTTAACCATAGCCTGTTTCAAATTCCAAGTGATAGAGAACTTGCCATTTACAAACCAAATGCCACCGCATTGTAACAAACAACTTACATGAGTCTTAGGCTTCAAGAAATCCAATGGAGTAGCTGAACCACTAGTCTTACCTCCAACATAAAGTGGCTCACCATCCTCATCATAAATCTCAGACTTCCAAACTCCCTTCCAACAAGGCACCTTAACAGTAAGAGTCGGTGCCTTACTTACATCAGGCTCATCAGTGCCCTTAAACTTGGGATGTCTAAGCATAATATTAAACTTCTCATCAATGATCTCAGGATTAGTAATCACCTTACCAAACCACTCTTTAGAATTCGCAAGAGCATCAGCCTTAATCTTAGCCTCCAACAAACGCATGTTTCTTAGAAATGCTTCACAGTCAGCATCCGGAAAATCAGCACTGGGAAACTGTAAACTCATAGTATACTTACCAGTAGGCTTTTTAGCCTGATCCATACCCTCTTGAGCACCCCATGTCAAGATAAGAGGAGTCGATAAAGTGAGAGACTCCTTAAAATATTTATTATATACATTTACTACCTTTCCACCAGATTCATGTGCCTTTGGCGCAGAATATGAGATCGCGTTGGTATTAATATTAGTTCCGTCAATAATTGCTTCTGCCATCTTGTCTATGATTATACTTATAAATAACAAGGTTATCTTTAAATCAATTTTTTTTACAATAATTAAATAGGCCTAAAAGGATATATATCATGTCATTATTCTTATTATTATTATTATTATTGTCACCATTTTACACAATATCAATACAAATATAAATTATGTAAATTATGTAAATATATATTTAATAAAAGAATACAAAAAGATTTATTTAATAATATATATTATATTATATATTATGCCAAAAATTCAAAGCAATAATACTAACAGTAACAGTAACAGTAACAGTAACAATGATATAGCTGATAAAAATGATAGTATAATTAATTATATTGAAAGTATTTCAAATAAATGTAAAAATAAAATAGATAAGGATAACAATAATGAGATCAATATAACAAATTATGAAAAGGGTAAAATAGATGACGCCGATTTAATCATTCCAAAATTTAATGAATCGAATTTACTGTTCAAATACAATTATAATGTTAACCAACTAAAGACAATAGCAAAGCATTATAAATTAAAAATATCGGGAAATAAATCACAAATAATATCACGATTATTTTCATTTTTGATTTTATCGCAAAATATTATCATAGTACAAAAAGTTTTCAAAGGGTATTTACAGCGTAAATATAATAATTCTCATGGACCGGCCAGCAAGAATAGAAGTATATGTATAAATGATACAGATTTGTATACAACGGATAATATAACAGACATTCCAATTGAAAGTTTTTTTAGTTTTAAAGACGAAGACGGATTTGTATATGGTTTTGATATTTTAACTATTTATAGTTTAATTTATAAATGTAATGGTGTAATTAAAAACCCCTACAATAGGCATCTAATTAGTAGTGAAGTAATTGATAATTTGAAAACATTATTAAAATTAAGCAATATCTTAAAAATACCTATTTGTACTGAAATAAAGGACATGTCGTTGGAAGTATCGTGTAAGAAATCATTAGAGCTCAGAGTGTTGGCGTTATTTCAAAATATGGATGCTTTAGGTAATTATTCAGATATAAAATGGTTTATGAATTTAAATCGTACCCAGTTAATACGATTATTAAGGGAGTTAATTGATATCTGGACATATAGAGCAAATTTATCAGAGGATACCAAACGTGAAATATGTCCGCCAGTTGGAAATCCATTTGGTCGATTATCAGATTTTAGTCAAGTTCAGCATAGTGATAATTTGGACGACGTTCGTAAATACATTTTGGAAGTGATGGAAAAGTTTGTAAATATGGGCGTGAATCGTGATAGTAAATGTTTAGGCGCATATTATGTTTTGGGCGCAATGACTTTAGTTAGTACAGAGGCGGCATCTGCTCTTCCATGGTTATATCAAGCGCTAAATTACCAATAAATAATGATCAAAATAATGATTAATAAATAATTATTAATTATTAATAACCATGTAAATAACCATGTAAATTACCAGATAATTTTAATAAAAAATTAACATTCGTTCAAAAACCCATATTTTATCCATGTTTTTTATGTTTAGATCTAATTTAGACCTAATTCAATCATAATATATTTAGAATAATATATATTATGTGTTAAACCACTTAAAAAGAACTTCTCTTAATATAGTATAATAAGATGCCCAGACAGGTAAAAAAGAACTCCACCGAGGTCCCCGAGACCATTGCTGCTACTACTGCCGCTCCCGTTGTTACTATTAAGGTCGAGAAGGCCGCAAAGAAGGCTAAGGAGCCCAAGGTTGTTGCCGCTGCTCCCGTTGTTGAGGAGGTTGCGTCTGCTCCCGTTGTTGCTGCCTCTACCGTTGAGGATATTGAGGCCACCATGGCAAGTCAATCCGCTGATTTTTATGCCAAGCTTAACCAGCTTAGTGCTATGACGACTGCTCTCAAGTCTGAGTACAAGAGTATGGAGAAGAAGTGGACTAAGGAGCTCAAGGCCGCCACCAAGGCTTCTTCTAAGAATAAGAGAAAGTCGGGTAACCGTGCTCCCTCTGGATTTGTTAAGCCCACCAGAAT